CCCCCGCCCCGCCGAACACGCGGTCGTTGTCATCGCCGCCATAAAGCGAATCGTCGAACGCCCCGCCCACCAGTCGGTCGTTGCCCGCATTGCCGAGGATGTAGCCGCCCGCATCGGCCAGCCGCCCGTTGTGCGCGGACACCAGATCCTGCAGTAGGCGGAAGAGGGCGGAGGTGGCCGGGCTTGGGCGGATCGGGTGGGGGAACAGCGCCGAAAAACAGAGGGTTAGGAAGCGGTGGGCCGGGTCTGGGCGCGGTGCGGCTTGGGACACCAGAGTTGGCAGTTTGGCGCGTTGTCGCGGGCCGCGTGGCCTCGTGGGCATTTCGGGGCCTCCGCCGGAAAACCGCGCGTTTGCAGGCACTTAGGGCTCTTTCGGTGCGGAGACTTCGCCGGCGAACATGCAAGTTGGGTTGCATGTTCGGCGCGGCGCTTGCATGTTAGGGCTAAGTTATTGAAATCGCGCCGGAAGGCTGTCATCGGCACTGCCGAGAACGATGCCTCGAACATGCAAGAGATTCTGCCTTGAAGGGCGCTGTGAAGCCCTGTTCAAAGAGCCGGTAAGGGCCATCCGGCACGGGAGGCGGAGAAGATGACACTGGTTCGAGTCGTCGCCTGGATTTACCTGGCCGTCGCGGCGCTCGCCGTCGTGGCCGGGGCGGGGGAAGAAACGTTCGGGCTTGTCGCGATGGGCTTTGCAGCGGCCGTTGCGGGGGTCGTGTTCCTCGCCATCGACCGGATCATTGTCCTGTTGACCGAGATACGCGACCGGCTGCCCCCGCAGGCGACTGCGCCTGAACCGGAGCCGCCGTTGCCGGATACCAAAATGACGCCGGACGAACTGCAGCGGAAGATCGACGCGGCCCGGCAGGCGCAAGCGACTGCTGCCGGACAGGCAGCAAGGGGCAGCTGATCTACCTGCAGAGGTAGAGGTGGTGCAGCATCCCGCCCTCGTATCTGCTGGATGCGTAGACCGCCTCCCTCTTGCCTCCATCGACACAGATCGTTGTCCCTGCCGCGTCGGAGACGGCGCTGCGGTTGCCTTCGCCCGCGAGATTGACCTGCGAGATGGTGACACTGTCGCCGTTGTAGGCCGTCACGATCGGTTCAGAGGGAACGCAGGCCGAAACGGTCAGAAAGAGGAGGATGAGTGCAGCCCGCATCGGGGGTCCTTTCACAGCAGGTTGCCGGTCCAGAGGACGCGGCCGAGGAGTTTCGGGAGGTCCGGCGCACCCGGGCGGTGGATGATCGTCGCGCCACCGGGCCGGGGCGCGAAGATGAGGATATCCGGGTCGGAGAACTGCACCAGACGCAGGGTGACCGACTTGCGATCGAGGAGCGCCCAGAGGTGCGGGCCGCCCTGGTGGGCGGCAATCCGGTCGACCATCGCGAGGGTCTCGCGCGGGTCGCGCTGGCCGGTGTCGCCGCCGCGGACCGGCACGACCATCGCAAGGCGTTCGACGGTCAGCTGGTGATGCGCGATCCAGACAGGATCGAACGCCACAGGAGGCGCGCCTGGGTGAGGGTCGTCGTCGTGCCACGGGATTGTCGGCCATCCCTTGCGCGGGCGGAGGCTGACGACATTACCGTCTTCGGCGAGGCCGCTTTGGCTTGATGCGATGCGACGGGGGCCGAAGTAAAGCTCAAGGTCGAGGGCGTCGCAAATCTCCTGAACCCGGTTGAGTGTCGGACCGTGCGTCTGCGAGCCACGCAACACGTTCCGAAGGCTGTCCGGTGGAAGTCCCGCCCGCTGCTCTACCGCAAAGACGGTCGTTCCCAGGGCCTCAAGACGCCTCTTCACGACCTGTTCGAAGGAATTTTTCGCACTTTCCATGAGTCGGTGAACTTACCGATCAGGAAACTGCTTGACCATCGGTTAGTGAACCGTCTATCGTAGCGGTTAAGAAACCGACTGGCGCGAGAATGGACACAGCACACCTAGTCAACCTCGCAGAGTGCTACCGCGCTCATCGCAAGCTGACCCTCATCACTGTGTCGAGCTACGCGGCGCGCGACGGGAAGTACTTCGACGGCCTCAAGAAGGGGCGGGGCTGCACGATCCGCCGCTACAACGCTTTGCTCCGGTGGTTCTCCGACAACTGGCCGGCCGACCTCGCCTGGCCGGCAGACATCCCCCGCCCCACCCCGAAGAAGGAGGCCGCGTGATGGTCCCGTCGTTCGGCCCATCCATCCCATCCCTCCATCCGGTTGCTGGCGCTGCCGATGGTAGGGGTCGCCCCGGCGCGGTGGAAGCGGCCTTCCTCCCTGTCGGACCTTCCGGCGCCGGGGCTTCGTCATTCCCTGATCCTCGCTGGCCCCAGGCCGGCGGCGAACCCGCGCCGGGTGCGGCGGGACAGATGCGCACCCTTCACCCCCAAGGAGACAGCCATGGATTGGATCCTGCTGATCGTCTTTCTGAACCACACCGGGTCTGCGACGGACGCCTACGAGATCAGGGACGACCTGTCGGAGGCGCAGTGCGAGGCGCTGGCCGAGGCACTGGAGGACGGCACCCGGTCGCTGACCTGCATCGGCCCCGAGGGCTGACGCGCATGGCGGGGGCACATGCGGACCGCCAGCCGCAGGTCGGCTGGCGGGCAGCCCTGCGACGGCTGGACGACAGCCGTCTGGGCGACGCGCTCGGCGCGCTGGCGCTGTTCGCCTGGCTGGGCGCGCTGCTGCTGATCGGGGCGGGGCTGTCATGAGCCTGTGGGTCCTGATCGCCTTCCTTGCCGCCCTGTCGGCCGCGGTCCTGCTCTGGTTCATGCTGGCGGGAGGGCGCGGGGAATGATGCACCATCATGCGCCCCACAAGCGGGTCGCGGGCATGCTGCCGCTGCGCGCCGCCGGCCATCTGCGCGAGCTGCGCCTGCAGATCAGGAAGGCCGGCGGGTGCCTGGCCACCATTGAGAGCGCGTCGGCCACGCGGGCGGAGCGCGACGCGGCCCGGGTGGCGTTCCACCGGCATGCCGAGGCGATCGCGCACACGATGATCCTGCTCGACAGCGCGCCCCTCGTTTCGATGCTGTCCGGGGCGACGACCCTCGACGCTCTGGGGGCCGTCCTCGACGCAGCGACGGACCTCCACGAGGCCGGCCGTGGCTGACCACTACATCATCCTTCCCTACCTTCAGGGCTACGCGGTCTATCGCTGCGACCAACATGGCGGCGCGCGGATTACTGATGCCTTGCCGAGGTCGTCGGCCTATGCGCGCCGCGCGAAGATGGTCGCGGGGCCGGTCACGCCTGTCCCGAACCATCCCGCGACACCTTCGCCGGCCCCGGTGATCGCGCAAGCGGAGGCGGACCCTCCACCAGAGCGGCATGGCCGGCGCGACCACGCCAAGCCGAAGGTCGTCACCCGCATGCGGCCGTGCATGACCTGCGGAACCACCTTCGAGAGCCAGGGCGCGCACAACCGCATGTGCAACTTCTGCCGCCGGCTGGGCGAGGACGTCCAGGCCAACCCCTACAGCACGGGCACGGCCAGCGGCCTGCGGCGGCGCGCCTGATGGCAAGGGCCATGGGCCATATCCACGCGGCGCGGCTGTCCTCGCCCCGGCTGCAGCGGGTGCTGCAGCTGATGGCGGACGGCAAGCGGCGATCGACCCGGTCGATCGTGCGCGGCGCGAAGGTCATGGCCGTGAATGCCGTGATGACGGAGCTGCGCCACCATGGCGCGGTGATCACCTGTGTCCAGGAACCCAACCCGCGGGGGCGGGGGCGGGTCTGGTTCTACCAGATGCTGCAACCCCCAATCGAGAAAGCGCCAGACGAGACATGAAGTTCCTGCATTCGGGCCAGGTGGTCCGCCTTCCCCTTGATGCGATCACGATCGGCGACCGGCTGCGGCAGGTGTCCGAGGCGCATGTCGCGGCCTTGCTGCTGATGGCCGAGGACAGCGGCCTGACGACCCCGATCCATGTGCGCAAGGTGCCCAAAGGACATGAGCTGATCGACGGCGCACACCGGGTCGAGACGGCCCGGCGGCGTGGCGATGCGGACATCGCCTGTCTGGTCGTCGAGTGCCGCCAGGACGAGGCGCGGCAGATGGAGGCGGGCAACAATCTTGGCGCGGCCAGTATGTCACCGGTGCAGCGCGCCGTCTTCGCGGCGAGCTGGAAGCGGGACTACTACGCTGCCCATCCGGACCGCGCGCGCGGCGTCTTCAAGGGCAACCAGCACACCGGAAAAGTGGTGACTGAACTGAGTTCACTCACCAAGTCGATGGCTGCCGTGATGGGCGTAAGCGAGCGCTGGGCAGCGAAGATGCTGGCCATCGGCGAGCGGCTGACGCCCGAGGAGGCGCGGACCCTGGACAGGGCCGACCAGCCCATCGGGCCGAAGCATCTGGCCGATCTGGCCAAGGTCGCTGATCCCGAGGAGCGGGCGCGCGTCGTGTCGATCCTGGCGAGCGGCAACGCGAAGGCGGTCGCTGTCGCGCGGCGGCAGATCAAGGTCGAGAACGGCGAAGCAGGGCCGGTGAAGACCCCGAAAGACGATGTGGAAGAGGGCTTCAAGGCGCTGTCGAAGCTGTGGGGCCGTATTCCGCAGAAGGCGCGGCGTCAGTTCGTGGCAGCCCACCGCGACGCCCTTCTGGACCTGATCGGCGATGTCGACGGCGGCGGGGCGGACGAATGACCGGCCCGGCCCCCGCGCAGGAGTGGTGGACCTCGGCCGAGATCGCCGCGGCTGGCCTGCCTTGCATGGCCGGCACGCGCCAAGGCGTGGAGTTCCAGACAAAGGACTGGCGCAGCACGTCGCTGGCCCGACGCAGGTCAGGCAAGGGTGGCGGCTGGGAGTATCACTGGTCGCTCTTCCCGATCCGCGCGCAGCAGAAGCTGCTGAAGGCTTTGTCGCAGCCGACGCCGACGGTCCCGGCGGCAAGCGTCGCGCGAGACGAGGCCTGGACGTGGTTCGAAGGCCTGCCGGACAGCGTGAAGGCCAGGGCCGCACTGCGGCTGCGGGTCATCCAGGCGATCGAGGCGATGGAGCCGCTGCACGGCAAGCACCTGGCGGTCCATATGGTCGCGCGGGCGGAGAAGCTCGGCGCGCGGACCGTTTGGTCTTGGCTGGGGATGATCGAGGGGATCGATCGCTCCGACAGGCTACCCTACCTCGCGCCGCGCAACCGCGCGACGGCACAGGAAAAGCCGCGAAAGGTCGCGACCGAGTTCATGGCCTGGATCAAGTCGGACTACCTGAGGTCGGAGCGGCCGAGCTTTTCGTCGACCTACCGGCGTGCGCTGACGCAGGCGGCGGCACGGGGCTGGGATATCCTGAACGAGAAGACCGCGCGGCGGGCCTTCGCGCGCGAGGTCAGCGACACCACGAAAGACCTGGCGCGGAAGGGCGTGGACGCGCTGAAGGCGCTGACCCCGCCGCAGCGGCGGGACAAGACGGCGCTTCGGCCGATGGAGGTGGTCAACGCCGACGGCCATATCGTCGACGTCTTCGTGCAATGGCCGGCCCTTCCGGGACAGCCGCTGCCGGACCCGATCAGGCCGCATCTGATCGCCTTCCAGGACGTGTTTTCGGGCCAAATCCTGTCATGGATCGTCGACATGACGCTGAACCGCCGGGCGGTGCAGCTGGCCGCCGGCGACATGATGCAGTGCTGGGGCATCCCGGAGCATGTGCTGTTCGACAATGGCAAGGAGTTCGCCAACAAGGCCCTGACCGGCGGGACCGAGAAGCGGTTCCGCTACAAGATGCGCGAAGACGATGTGCCGGGCCTCTTCAAGCTTCTGGGATGCGAGGTCCATTTCACGACGCCCTACAGCGGACAGTCCAAGCCGATCGAGCGCGCCTTCCGTGACCTGTGCGACACGCTAGCGAAGGACCCCCGGTTCGCCGGCGCCTGGACTGGCAACCGTCCCGACGCGAAGCCGGAAAACTACGGGTCCAAGGCCGTTCCGCTCGACGTCTTCCTGCGGGTGACAGGCGAGGCCATCGCCGAGCACAACATGCGGCAGGGGCGCCGGTCGGAGGTCGCCTGGGGACGGTCCTTCGCCGAGGTTTTCCACGCCGCCTATGCCACGGCGGGGGTCCGCATGCCGAACGAGGCGCAGCGGCGCCTGTGGCTGCTGGGGGCCGAGGGTGTCAGCGCGAAGAAGCCCACCGGCCGGGTGATGTTCATGGGCAACGAGTATTGGGCACCTTGGATGCGCGAGCATGCCGGAGAGAAGCTGGTCATCCGCTTCGAGCCGTCGGACCTGCATGCAGGGATCCACGTGTTCGCGATGGACGGCCGCTATCTTGGCGATGCGCCCTGCCGGGTGAAGACGGGCTTCCTGTCGGAAGAGGACGCAGCGCTGATCGCCAAGGAGCGGCTGAAGCTGCGGCGAACCGAAAAGGCCTTCCTCGCGCAGCACCGCAAATTCACCACCCACGAGCTGGGGCTGATGCAGGACGAGGTCGCAGGCCTACTGCCCGAGACGCCGCCGCCGGCGCGCGTCGCACGGCCAGTTGTCAGGACGCTTGTCACGCCGGCACGGCCAGCGCAGCGCGAAATGACCGCGCAGGAAGAACGCGTACATGCCGAGGTCACCGACCTGACGGCACGACGGCAGCCACCGGTCGAGGAGGATGTGCGGTCGAAGTTCCGCCGCGCGCTGCAGTTGGAGCTGCGGATTGCAGAGGGCCAGCCGGTCACGGACGAGCAGCGCCAGTGGCTGACAATGTTCCAGCGCAGCGCCGGCTACCTCGGGGAGCGCAAGCTCTACGAGGACTTCGGCGACGCGATGTTCGGGTGAAGGGAATGCCGCCGGGGCTGGCAGGCCCACGGCGGCGGGTAGGGGCAACAGGAGAGACCATGGCAGACGGAACGACGACGATCAACAACGTGGCGCCCCTGCGCAACGTCAGCGCCTTGTCGGCACTGATCGAGCGGGTGGCAGGACGTGACTACGGGCTGCCCGGGATGGCCTGCTTCTATGGCCCATCCGGCTACGGCAAGTCGATCGCCGCCACCTGGTGTGCGAACCGGTTCGACGCCCGCCTGGTGCAGGTGAAGTCGTCCTGGACCAGCCGGAAGCTCTGCGAGGCGATCCTGCTGGAGATGGGCGTGAAGCCGCGCGGATCGATTGCCGACATGATCGACGCGATCAGCGAGCGCCTGGGCGTCCTGAACTCGCCCCTGATCATCGACGAGGCCGACCACCTGGCCAGGCACGGGATGATCGAGCACGTACGCGACATCTACGAGGGCTGTCAGGTCCCGGTGATCCTGATCGGCGAGGAGCTCTTGCCGCAGGTCCTGCAGCGCTGGGAGCGGGTGCATGGCCGGATGTACGACTGGGTGCAGGCAAAGGAGGGCACGCGGTCGGACGTCGACCTGCTGGCGAACCTCTATGCGCGCGGCATCGAGATCGACGCCGAGCTGAAGGACGCGATCGCGAAGTTCAGCCGCGGATCGGTCCGCCGCATCTGCGTGAACCTGTCGCTGGTCCGCGAGCATGCCCTGACCATGGGCACGGACCGGGTCACGGTCGAGAGCTGGGGCAAGAAGACCTTCTTCAGCGGCATTGCACCGGAAGCGCGGCGGGTGTCGGCATGATCAATGTCCCTGCTCAGCAACCGGCCGTCACGCCGGACGAGATCGCCTGGTCGGCAGCGCGCCGGCTGGGCGGCGGCGGGAAGACGCTCGGCTATGCAGAGTTGTCCGCCGCAGCGCAGATTTCCTACGAACGGGCCGTGAAGCTGGTGCGCAAGTGGCGCGAAGCCGGACTGGTGGAACTGGTCACGGCGCCGGAGGAGCGCGGGCGGCATCTGTTCCGGGTTTTCCCCGGAGTAGCTGTGACGCTGCGGATCGAGCGGACGCCAGAGCAGAACATGTGGACCGCCCTGCGGAACCAGGGTGCCGTGTCGCCGGTCGATCTGGCCTCCCTCGCCGACACGGACACGGTCCGGGTCTCGGTGGAGGCCGCGCGGGCTTACTGCCAGATGCTGACGCGTGGCGGCTACCTCAGGGTGATGCGCAAGGCCGAGCCTGCCAAGGGGATCGAGGCGCGCTACCGGCTGGTCATGAACACCGGACCCGCCGCGCCGCGGCTTCGCCGGGTGCCTGCGATCCATGACCCGAACAAGGGCACGATCACGCCGATCGGAGGCGTGGCATGAGCCGGCCATTGACCACGAGCCATGTCGAGAAGGCACGCATGGCCTGGGGCGAGGAACTGCCCGCCTGGGTCCTGGCGATGGCAGAGGAATGCGACGGATCGAGCCAGGCGCTGGTTGCCGAGCGGATCGGCTACTCGGCAGGGACGGTCAGCCAGGTGATCGGGCGGAAGTACCTGGGCAAGCCGACCGGCGTCGAGGAGGCCTTCAGGTCGGCCTTCGCGGGACACAGCATCGCCTGCCCCGCCCTCGGCGACATCAGCGCGATGACCTGCCGGTCCTGGCGCGAGAAGGCACGGACGTTCGGCAACACCAACAGCCAGCGGGTGACGATGTACCGCGCCTGCCGGCGCTGCCCGCGCTTTGCGCAGCCCAAGGAGGCCGAGGAATGACCGTGCGCATGGAGGCGATCATCACGGCCTTTGCCGAGTCCGCGCAGGTCGACGTTGCGGACCTGACGGGCCACTACGGCACGCCCGCCCTGCGGCGGCTGCGCAAGGTGCTGTGGGTCGTGCTGCGGGACATGACGGCCGCCACCAACGGCCAGATCGGCGCGGCCTTCGGCGGCCGGGATGCCAGCACGGTCAGCGACCAGGTGACGGCCATGCGGGCCGAGGCCGAGGTGCTGGAGCATGCCGCCCTGGAGCTGCGCGACTGGCGCCTGCGGGTGGAACAGCGGCTGCGCGCGGCCGATCCGCGGGGCGCCCTGCGGCTGGTCCGGCAGGCCACCGCGCGCGGCAGGCCCACCGGCGACGAGTGGGACCAGCTGGTCGCCACGCTCGTGTCGGTCGACGCGCTCCTGTCCGCGCCGGGGCTGAGCGATGGGGCGCGGCTGGCCGGCCTGCGGAGCGTCATGGACAGAGACGTGGGCGGGGAGGCCGCGGCATGATCCGCCCCATCGCCCTGACCCGCGACGTCGCCCCCTGGACCGAGGCCGAAATGCTGGCCATCGCCAGCCGAGGTCTTGGCCGCGTTGTGCGCGACGACGTGCGCGGCGCGACCCTGCTGTCGGTCGACGAGATCATGGCCATGGCCGGGGCGCTGATCGCCCTTGGCCTGGTCGCCACCCTGCCGGGCGAGGCCACGCCCGCCCGGCTGGTCCACCCCCTGCCAGAAGGAGACCGGGCATGACACCCGAGGTTGAACACGATCGGCCGACCGCCTACCCGCCCGCGAAGATCCCCTCGGGGCGCGTCTCGATCGACGGGGTCGAGCATGTCATCGGGCCGAAGGGCGAGCTGATCCCCGCGCGGATCGTGAAGCCGCAGGTCCTGCTGGAGGACGAGCTCGTCCGCGACGAGATGGGCCATGCGGTGGCGCTGTCCGAGCAGATCGCGCGGTTCATGGGCCATGTGACCGAGAATATCGAGGCGCACGAGGCGCTGCTGTTCGAGAAGTATGGTGCGAAGGTCGGCGGGCCGAAGGGCAACAAGACGCTGATGACCTATGACGGGCGGTTCAAGATCACCGTCCAGATTGCCGACGCAATCGTCTTCGGGCCGGAGCTGCAGGTCGCGAAGAGCCTGGTGGACGAATGCCTGAACGACTGGGCATCGGGGGCGCGGGAGGAGCTGCGCGCGATCATCACGCGGGCCTTCAACACGGACAAGGAGGGCCAGATCAACCGGGCGGCGCTCTACTCGCTCCTCCGTCTCGAGATCGCCGATGACCGCTGGCAGCGGGCCATGCAGGCGATCCGCGACGCGATGCGGGTGGTGGGGTCGAAGTCCTACGTCCGCTTCTACCAGCGCGCGACGGCGGACGGCGCCTGGGAGCCGGTCACGATCGACCTGGCGAAGGCGTGAGGCGATGGCATACCGCACGATCGACGTCAGCAACGAACCATCAGTAGCCCCGGCCGACCAGGCGGCGCCAAGCATGCAATGGATCGCCATCGCCGACCTGGTGATCGACGAGGATTACCAGCGCCCGCTGGGCCCGGCCAACTGGGCGGCGATCCGCCGGATCGCGACGGCTTTCGAATGGGCGCGGTTTAGCCCGCTCTTGGTGTCACCGGTGCCGGGCGGCAGGTTCGCGGTGATCGACGGGCAGCACCGGGCCCATGCGGCAGCGATCTGCGGGATCGAGACGGTTCCCGCCGTGGTCGTGCACATCCCGCGTGAGGCGCAGGCACGGGCATTCGTCGGGGTCAATACCGCCGCGATCCGGATCAGCGGCCATCACATCTACCGCGCGGCACTGACCGCGCGCGAGGACTGGGCGATCCGGTCGCGGGATGCCGTCGCCGCCGCCGGCTGCGAGCTCAAGGACTACCAGCCGACTGCCAGCGCCAAGCGGGTCCGGCAGGTCTGGGCCCCGCTCCTGATCAAGGACTTCATCGACCGCGGCCATGACCGCGCTGTCACTGCCGGGCTGGCCGCGGTCGTGGCGGTCGACGGCGGAACGCGGGTGACCCTCTACCACGACGCGATCCTGCGACCGTGGATCGGTGCGCTGTGCGAATGGCCGGCTGCGCTGGACATGGACCTGCCGGCGTTCCTGACGCGGACCGACCCGTGGAAGGTTGTCGAGGCTGGGCGAAAGACGCCCGAGCGCCCGAACCCGATGCCACCCCGCGCGATCTTCGTGCGGCTGCTGAAGCAGGCGGGGGGGGGGGTGACGATGTTCCTTGCGCTGAATGAACACCCGCTGCGGAGGGCCGCGTGATGGTCGCCTACTCCTTCCATCCGAGGTTCGTCGAGCCGATCCGGCAGGGCTACAAGTGCCAGACGATCCGGGGACCGCGCCTGCGGCATGCGCGGCCGGGCGAGCTGATCCAGCTCTACTCCGGGCTGCGGACGGCCCGGGCGGCGAAGATCATGGCCGACCCCCACTGCCTGGAGGTGATGCCCGTCAGCATCGCCTTCCGGCCCGACGGGGCGATCGAGCGGATCATGGCCGGCGGGCACCCGGCCCTCGACCTGGATGCCTTCGCCCTGCGCGACGGGTTCCGGGACGCCGACGAGATGGCAGCCTTCTGGCGCGCGCAGCACGGGATGCTGTTCCGCTTCGATGGCGTCCTGATCGAGTGGGCCCCGCCGCGGGAACTGATGGGGGTGGCGGCTTGACCCCCCGCCTGCACCGCACGGCCGACACGCCGCTCGGCCAGACGCTGGCCGAGGCCGAGGGGCGCATCGGGGACCGGCCTTTCGTGGTGACCCTGACCGAGCACCAGCTGCATTTCCGGGTGAAGGGCGGGCCGTCCTATGCCGTCGACCTGAAGGCGCTGACCGAGGGCGCGATGACCGCGATCGCGGCGGACCTGGAGGGTGGCCCATGAGCGCAAGCCTGATCCGGACGATCCACGTGGCCTGCCGCGAGCTGGGTCTGGACGAGGACGCCCGGCGCGCCCTGCAGCTGCGGGTCGTGGGCAAGGCGTCCCTGAAGGACATGGACCCGCGCGAGCAGCAGGCGGTGGTCGACGCGCTGAAGAAGCAGGGTTTCAAGCTGTCGTCAAAGGGCCGGCGAAAGCCTGCGGCGCGGGCGGATGTCCGCTTTGCCCATGTCCTGTGGCGCCTTCTGCATGAACAGGGCGCGGTGAAGGTCGCGGGTGCGGCCGGGCTGAACGCCTTCGTCCGCGAGCGGTTCGGCGCGCACTGGGGCGCGGTGCCGATCGACATCGACACCCTGTCGGACTTTGAACGCATCCGCGACGTGACCGAGGCGCTGAAAGCCATGTGCAAGCGCGCCGGGATCTCCGTCACGAAAGTCCCTGCGACCCGACCGAAGGCGTGAGGGCATGAAGAAGCCCCGCCTCCGCGTGACCGACCATGCCGTGCTGCGGTACCTCGAGCGCGTCGGCGGGTTCGACATCGAGGGACTGCGGCTGGACATCGCGCGGCGGCTGGAGCCGGCGGCGCAGGCCGGGGCAAGCGCGATCACGATCGAGGGGTTCACCTACTGCGTCGTCCAGGACCCGACCGGGCCGGTGATCGCCACGGTCCTGATCCGGGCCGAGGGGCATGGCGCCGGCCGGCGGCGGGGCGAGGACCGGGGGCAAGCGGAATGACCGCGCCGCTTCCGACCGTTCCGATGGCCGGTCTCGCCGGCGAGATCGAGGCCGTGATCGGCAGCGACAAGGCGCAGGCCCTGTTGCGCCAGCGCGGCGGGACCGAGATCACGATCCCCGTTCGGCCCGACAACAGCACGCTCGCCGCGATCGTCGGATTGCCTGCCGCGGCAGCGATGATCGCGCACTTCGGGGCAGGGCGACTGAAGCTGCCCCTGTCGGGCGCCCGCGGGATCGGGGCGCGGCGGAGGCTCGGCTTTGACATGCTGCAGGCGGGCGCCTCATTGTCGGAGGTGGCGCTGGCCTGCGAGGTCGACGAGCGCACCGTCAGCCGCTGGCGCGCCGAGATCGAGGCCGAGGCCCGGTCGCCCCAACTGCGGATGCCCTTCTAGGACCCGTTGAAGACCACCTTTCAGGATCGTTGATCGCCGCGCGGGCTGCACCCCTGACGCCTGTCAGGGGCGATGCGGCCGCCGCTGTCGGCCATATTCCGGACGTGAGCCGGGAGCGCAGCGCATGCAGCTGAAGAACCACCGCCTGATCGGCGCGCCCTTCCGCGCCGCGCGCCTGACCGGCGGGGTGATCGTCCCCGAGGTCGTGATCCTGCACGACACCGCCGGTCATCTGGGCAACGGGTCGTCCGTGGAGTGGCTGGCCACGGGCAAGGGCGCGAGCGCGCATTTCGTGGTGGCGATCGACGGGTTCATCACGCAGCTCGTGCCCACGAACCGCCGGGCCGGGCATGCGGGGGAGTCGGCCTACCATGGCCGGTCCGGCGTCAACGACTTCTCGATCGGCATCGAGATCGAGAACCCCGGCCGGCTGGTGCCGGTCGGAAGCGGCGTTGGCCAGGCCTGGTTCGGCAAGACCTTCCACGGCGTGGTCGAGATCACGACGCCCGAACACGGGGCCGGCGCCTGGATGCCCTACCCCGAGGCGCAGATCGACGCCGTGGAGAAACTGCTCCGCTGCCTCTTCGACAGCATCCGGACCCTGAAGGACATTCGCGGGCACTGGTACGTCAGCCCCGGCCGCAAGGCCGACACGAACCCGCTGTTCCGGATGGAGGCGATCCGCGCCCGCATCCTTGGGCGCGACGATCCGTCGGACGGGGAGGCCGACGCGCTGTCCGCGCCAATCGCGGAGCTTGTTCCGAAGTTGCCGCCCGGCGTCGGCGTCGGCGAACATGCCTATGTCCGGATCGCCGCACCCGGTTCGAGCCTGAACATGCGGCGCTGGCCGTCGTTCAATCCCAACGTGATCGCAACCATCCCGAACGGCGCCGAGGTGCCGGTGCTGCGGGGCGGCACCTTCGACGGCCGGGACTGGCTGAAGGTCATCTTCGATGGCCGCGAGGGCTGGATCGTCGGCCGCTACACGCAATCCGTTACCTGAGGAGAAGCCGATGCGCATCGCGCCCCCGAACAACACCGCCCTGCCGGAACTGCCCGTCTGGCAGGCGCGCAGCTTCTGGGTCCAGCTTCTGGCGCTGGCCGCAGTTGCGCTGAACGTGGTCGGCATCGACCTCTATGCCGTGACCTGCGAGATGGGCCTTGGCTGCGACGCCGCGGCCGTGCAGGCCACCGGCGACAGCGTGGTCGCCGCCTGGCAGATGGTGCTGCCCTTCGTCCTTGGCATCTGGGCCTGGGCAGAGCGGCGCGCGCCGCGCTACCGCCTGATGTGGCCCTGGCACCGTGCGTCCGGCACGGCGGTCGTCCTGGCGGCCGGGCTCTTCCTTCTGCCGCCCGATCCCGCCCAGGCGGCGCAATGCGGGCCGCGCGACCAGGTGACGAAGCTTCTGGCCGACCGCTACGGCGAGACGCGCCAGGGCTTGGGGGTAGGTGCGAACCACACGGTGATGGAGGTCTGGGCCTCGGCCGCGACCGGCACCTGGACGATCACGGTGTCGGACGCGGGCGGCCTGACCTGCCTTGTCGCGAGCGGCGAGGGCTTCCAGGCGCTGGCCGAGAACCTGCCCGCGGAGGGCGATCCGACGTGATCAAGCCGTTCGTCTTCGACTTCACGGTCACGCTGCCGTTCCTGCTGACCGGGCTCGCGCTGCTCTTCACCTGGTGGCGGACGCGGGACGCCGGTGTCGACAACCTGTTCAAGGCGGGCGCCGAACGGATGACGTCCCTCGACCGGCGGCTTGCGGTGCTGGAAATGACCATCCAGAGCCTGCCCGCCCGCCAGGACTTTCACCAGCTCGACCTCGGCATGTCCGAGATGCGCGGCGACATGCGGGCGCTGATGGCGAAGCTCGAAGGCCAGTCCGAGATCATGAAGCGGATCGAGGCCATGGTCAGCCGCCACGAGGAGCACCTGATGGATGATCGCAAATGAGCTACGCGGAGACCACCCTGCGCGAGCACCGGCGGCTGGCGATCCTGCGGCACCTGGAGGCGATCCCGGAGTATTCCGGCAATGCCTCGATCCTTCAGGACGTGCTGAACGGCCTAAAGATCACGTCGACGCGGTCGCAGGTTCTGACCGACCTTGCATGGCTTGAAGAGCAGGGCTTCGTGAAGCTCCGCGAGCATGACGACCTTGTCCTGGTGACGGCCACGCAGGCCGGGGTCGAGATCGCCCGTGGTCTCGCGCGGCATCCGCAGATCAGGCGCCCGGGACCGCTGGACTGATGCCCGCGCCCCGCAAGGTCGACCTTCTGCCCGGGGAGGTCCGGCGCTGGCTCGAGGCCGCGCTGAAGGCGCGCGGCTTTGCCGGCTATGACGAGATCGCCGAGGAGCTGAACTGGAAGCTCGCGGAGATGGGGACCGAGCTGCGCATCCAGAAGTCGGCGCTGCATGCCTTCGGTCAGGACTTCAAGGCCTATGCCGAACGCGAGCGGGCGATCCAGTCGGAAATCCGGGCCTTCATGCACGAGGCCGATCTGGACGACGAGGCGAAGGTCACGAAGGGGCTGTTCCAGCAGCTGGTGTCGATCCAGTGGCAGCTGCAGAAGCAGATGCACCAGGACGAGGGCCAGCTGCCCGACCCGAAGGGCATGAAGGACCTGACGACCGCGCTGAACAACCTGATCCGGTCGGCCGCGCTGCGGGATGCGATCGTCAAGACCTACCGGAAGGAGCTGGCGGCCAAGGTCGACCAGGCGGTCGAGGCGGGCGAAGTGCCCGAGGACTTCCGCGCCGAGGCGCGGCGGATCATGGGGTTCGCGTGATGGCCACGCCGCTGCAGATCGCGAATGACCTGCGCGCCATGGCAAAGGCGCACCGCGGCCGGCACATCCAGGGCGAGACGTGCGACCCGCTGGTCCGATCGCTCGAGCGCGGCGCCCGCACGATCGAGGAGCTGGTCGGGCGGCTCGCCGCGCTGGAGGCGGGCGCCGAGGCCCCGCGCGTATTCGCGGAGCGGCATCGCCATGGCCCCTTCTGACGCTGACGGCAACCCGATCATCCGGTTCCTGCCGTACCAGCGGCGGTGGATCGAGGACAAGGCGCGCTTCAAGATCGGGATGATGACCCGGCGCGGCGGCAAGACCTTCGCCACCAACGGCGAGGCGGCCGACGACTGCATCCAGGCCGAGATCGAGGGGCGGCGCGCCCGATGGACGATCCTGTCGCGGTCCGAGGCGACCGCGAAGGAGGCCATGGACGATGCGCTGAAGCCGATGATCAAGGCCTTCTACGCCGTGCTGAAGGGCCTTCAGCGGCGGCCGCAACCCGTCTTCGAGGAAGGCGAGTTCCGGGTCGCGGCGCACGAGCGCGAGATCTCGGCGGGCGGGCTGACGCAGGTCATCCATGTGCCGGAGGCGACCTACAAGACGCAGGAGGTCCGCTTCCCGGGCGGCAGCCGCGTCGTCGCCCTGTCGGCCAGCCCCGACGCCGCGCGGGGCTTCGGCGGCAACCTGATCCTGGACGAGTTCGCCTTCCACGCCGACAGCCGGCGCATCTGGGGCAGCGCCTATCCGGTCGCCGCGCGCGGCGGGCACAAGATCAGGGTGATCTCGACGCCCAACGGCAAGGGCAACAAGTTCTACGAGCTGATGACCGACGAGAGCGGCGTCTGGTCGAAGCACGTCGTCGACATCCACCAGGCGGTGCGCGAGGGCCTGGACGTCAACGTGGCCGAGCTGCGCGCGGGGCTGCAGGACGAGGACGCCTGGGCGCAGGAGTTCGAACTCGCCTGGCTCGATGCCGCCAGCGCCTGGCTCGACTACGACCTGATCGCCGCCTGCGAGCACCCGCTGGCCGGCCGGCCCGGCGCCTACCAGGGGGGGCCGTGCTACCTGGGCGAGGATATCGCGGCGCGGAAGGACCTCTATGTCGCGGTCGTGGTCGAGGAGGTCGGCGACGTCCTCTGGGTGCGCGAGATCGTGGCGCGACGGCGGATCACCTTCGCCGAGCAGGACCAGGTGCGCGCCGAGATGCACCGCAAGTACCGCATCATCCGCAACCGGATCGACCAGACGGGCATGGGCGAGAAGGTGGTCGAGGACGCGCGCGCCCGGCACGGGACCTATGCCGTCGAGGGCGTGATCTTCAGCGCACCGGCCAAGCTCGACCTCGCGACCGCGCTGAAGCAGGCGATGGAGGACCGCAAGCTGCGGCTGCCCGCCGGCGACGTGGTGCTGCGGTCTGACCTGCACGCGATCCGCAAGGTCGTCGGCGCGACGGGCATCCCGCGGCTGGTCGCCGACGGCGACACGGACGGCCACGCCGACCGGTTCTGGGCATTGGCCCTGGCGGTGAGTGCGGCGGCAAGCGGGTATCAGCCCTATGAGTATCGTGCCGTCCCCCCGCCGACGGGGCGGGAAGCAGGAAGGCTGTCGATGCGGCCGCAGGATGACGACGCGCCGGTGCGCGAGGATTTCGCGCTGACCGACGACTTCGGGATGAAGGGGGGCCTCTGGTGACGAAAATCCTCGACCACATGGGGCGGCCGATCGAACGCAAGGTGCTGGTGCAGGAGGTCTCGGCCGCTTCGGTCAGCGGCGTGCGCAGCCCGACCACCGGCTACCCGGCCGACGGTCTGACGCCGGCGCGGCTGGGCAGCATCCTGAAGGGCGCGGATGCGGGCGATCCGATCTCCTACATGGAACTGGCCGAGACGATCGAGGAGCGCGACCCGCATTACTTGTCGGTGATCGGCACGCGCCGGCGCGCGGTCAGCCAGATCGAGGTGACGGTCGAGGCGGCGTCCGAGGCCCCGGCGGACGAGGCCATCGCCGAAGAAATCCGGGCCTGGCTGACCCGGGACGAGCTGACGGCCGAGTTGTTCCATATCCTCGACTGCATCCCCAAGGGCTATTCGGCCACCGAGATCATCTGGGACACCAGCATGGGCCAGCACCAGCCGGCGCGTCTCGAGCTGCGCGACCCGCGCTGGTTCCGGTTCGCCCGCCACGACCTGCGGACGCCGCTGAGACTGGACGACGCGGGGCAGGAAGTGCCGCTGGAGCCAGGCAAGTTCATCTGGGCGCAGATCAGCGCCAAGTCGGGCCTGCCGCTGCGGTCGGGCCTGAGCCGGGTGGCAGCCTGGACCTATCTCTTCAAGAAGTTCACCGAGCGCGACTGGGCGATCTTCACGCAGACCTACGGGCATCCCCTGAGGGTCGGCAAGTTCCAGCCCGGCGCATCGGAACAGGACAAGCGGACGCTTCTGCGGGCGGTGACCAACATCGCCGGCGACATGGCGGCGATCGTGCCCGAGAGCATGATGATCGAGTTCGTCGAGGCCGCGAACGTCGGGTCGTCGCACCAGCTCTACAAGGAGCGGGCGGACTGGCTGGACCAGCAGCTGTCGAAGGCGGTCCTCGGCCAGACCGGCACCACCGACGCGCTGACCGGCGGGCTTGGCTCCGGCAAGGAGCATCGCGAGGTCCAGGAGGACCTCGAGCGGTCCGACGCCCGCGCCCTGGCGGCTGTCCTGAACCGCGACCTGATCTATCCCTGGGTGCAGCTGAACCACGGGCCGCAGAAGGCTTATCCACGGCTGCGCATCGCCCGGCCGGAGCAGGAGGATCTGGCACAGCTGTCGGCCGCGCTGGCCCCGCTGATCGATCGGGGCCTCGAGGTGTCGCACGACGCGATGCTGGCGAAGTTTGGCCTGCCGCAGGCGAAGGCGGGGGCAAAGCTCCTGCGTCCGCAGCGAGCGGCACCGTCGGGCTTGCCAGGCGATCCGCCGCCCGACGACAGGCCGCAAGAAGGCGAGGAAGCGGATGATGGTCGGCCAGACGATCGCCGGGACCCTGCGCTGCAATCCGAGGAGCGACCCGGCCCCCGTGCGCCCGAGGACATCCTGGCGGACCGCCTGGCGAACGAGGCCGCGCCCGCGATGGAGGCGCTGGTCGCAACGGTCGAGGCGATGCTCGGACGCGCAGGCTCGCTGCCCGAGTTCCGCGAGATGCTGCTGGCGGCGTTCCCCGACCTGTCTGTCGATGACCTGGCCGCGATCATCGGCATGGGCCTTGTGGCCGCCCATGCCGGGGGACGGGTCGCCGCCGACGAGGATGCGAAGTGACCCTTGAAGGGGTCTTCAACATGCCCTTCGCGGCCCAGGTCGCGGCCTTCCGGCTGCGGCTGCGCAACCTCGTCGGGACAGCGAAGTGGACCGACCTCTGGCAGGCCGAGCACGACCGCGCGTTCATGGTCGCCGGCGCGATGAAGGCCGACCTGCTTGCCGACCTCGCCGCGGCCGTCGAGAAGGCAATCGCCGCCGGCGGCACGCTGGAGCAATTCCGCGCCGACTTCCGGTCGATCGTCGCGAAGCACGGCTGGCACGGCTGGACGGGCGAGGGCACGAAGGCCGGGGAAGCCTGGCGGACGCGGGTCATCTACCGCACTAACATGGCGACGTCCTATGCCGCGGGCCGCTGGGCCCAGATCACGGACGCGAAGTTTCCGTACGTCATCTACTTCCACGGCAACAGCCGCGAGCCACGCCTGCAGCACCTTGCCTGGGACGGGCTCGTGCTGCCGGCCGACCATCCGTTCTGGGCGACGCATGCCCCGCCGAACGGATGGGGCTGCAGCTGCTATGTGAGCGGCGCGCGGTCGCTGACGGCGGCGCGCATCCTGGGCGGGGATCCGGACAAGGCGCTTCCCGACGGCTGGCAGGCGATCGACGGACGCACCGGCGCGCCGAAGGGGATCGACCGGGGCTGGGCCTATGCGCCCGGCGCGAGCGCGGCCGACGAGATCGCGCGGCTTGCGCGGGAGAAGGCGGAGAAGCTGCCCGAGCCCGTGGCGGCCGCACTGGTCCGGACAGCCGATCTGTCCGTCCTGCCTCCTCCGCCCGAAGACCTGACCTCCTGGCGGTCGGTCGCGACGACGGGCAAGGCGGTCCTCGACCGGCTGCTGCGGCAGGACTTCCCGACGCCGGTCGGCGAACTGCCACTGTTTCGCGGCCTCAGCCTTGGCGAGGTTCTGGCGCAAGGATACGTCGAAGAGGTCGCGGCGATCCTGAGAGACCGATCCCGCGCGGCGCTCGGTCGTGCACGGGAGGTCGGAACGCTGGGCATCCGGACGGTCGAGACGCGCCCGGACGGGCGGGCTTTGATGGCGGATGTGGCGCGCCTGCTGCCGGCAGACTGGGTCCGGGCCGGCAACGAGATGCCTGTCAGGGTGATCGTCTCGGAGCGGCGAGGCAGTTATCGGCCCGGCGGCGACGGCCGACCGCCGGAGATGCGTGTCGACAGGGGCTCTGCGTTGCACGAGTACGTGCACCACCTGCAGTTCGCGCTGCCCGATCTGAACCGATTGTTCCTCGACCTCCACGAGAGCCGGACCCGCGGCGATCCGCTTGTCCTGATCAGCGAGTCGGATGAGGTCGCCCGTCCGGACGGGTACTACAACCCCTACCAGGGCCGTGAGTATCGCGGGTATGGCGCGATGGAAGTCATGACCATGGGCTTCGATCCCCTGCTCGGGATGGACGAGGAGCACCCCCACGCCTTCAGAAAGATGCTGACGGAGGACCGGGAGATGCTTGAATTCGTGCTCGGCGTCCTTTTCTACTGGAAGAGAGGATGATGATGTCGACAACGCATGTCATTGCGATCAACAGGAACCCGCGCCTTCGGGAGCGTGTGGCCTTCGACATCGACTTCGCGACGGGCGCCATCGACAACGTCGAGATCGAAGGCCCGGAACAGGCATCGTCCTTCGTGCGCGGCCTGCAGCAGGCACAGGCGCGCTTCAGCGGACGCATCTTCTTTCCCTGGCAGCAGTCCTACCCCGCCAAGCCGCCCCTGAACGACCCGCAGTCGCTCGCCTGGCTACTGCTCAGCCGGAACTACCGGCTGGAGGGCGAGCTCGGACGTTACGACGCGCCCAGGCCTGATCCGACCGAGCCCGGCACCTTCAACTGAAGGCGCCGCCATGATCACGATCGAACTCACCTCGGACAGTGTCGGCCCGGCGCTTCAGCGGGTGGCCGAGGCACTGGACGAGACGGCGCCCTTGATGGCGCAGATCGCCGAGTACCTGGTCGTCTCGACCAAGCGCCGCTTTCCGACAGGCAAGGGGCCGACGGGCGCGCCCTGGGCGCCGAAGTCGCCGGTGACGCTGGCAAGCTACGGCGCGCGAAAGTCGAACCGTGTCGACAACCGTCCGCTCTTCGGTCCCTCGGGCCAGCTCAACAGCCAGATCTTCCCCGAGAGCGGGCCGGACTTCGCCGCGGTCGGATCGAACCGCGTCTACGCCGCGATGATGCAGTTCGGCGGCACGAAGGCTGCCTTCCCGCATCTCTGGGGCAACATCCCGGCGCGGCCCTTCCTCGGCTTCTCGGACGAGGACGAGACGGCAATCCTGCAGCTCCTCGCAGACGGGATCGGCGCTGCTTTCGCGCCCGGCTGACCGTCGCCGACGTCTGTTCCGGCCCCCTGATCCCGACCCACGCCACGCGGATGCCCCGTGCGCTAAAATTGAAGGGGGTTGGACCGGCTTGACGGATCGGGACGGGCAAGACAGGCTTTCAGGCGAAGCGCCCGCCAGCGGCCCGCTGGTGCGCGCTGGCGCGGCCTTCCCCGAAACCGCCCTTCCTGCCCGAAACCACCCCTGACAGGTGTCAGGGGCGACCGGCCCCGCGCTGTCGGCCATTCTGCCGGCATGACGAGCACCCCCGCCATCATCGCCCTTGCCTCGCAGGGCCTGCCCGACGCGGACGCGCCCGAATGGGTGCACCTCCTGCCGATCCAGGGCGGGAAGGTCCTGACCCGTGATCCGCGCGGGCCCTACACCGTGCCGGATGTCGATGCCGTGATCGCGGCGTCGATGGCCGAAGCCGAGGGCCTGCTGATCGACGAGAACCATGTCACCGACGCGCCGGGCAACCAGGGCCGCGAGGCGCCGGCGCGCGGGTGGATCAAGGAAATGCAGGCGCGCGCCGACGGCATCTGGGGCCGCGTCGAATGGAACGCCGCCGGCCGGGCGCTCCTGGCCGAGCGTGCCTACCGGCGGCTGTCGCCGGTCATCCGGCACCTGGCCGACAAGAAGATCATCCAGATCATCGGCGCCAGTCTGACGAACCGCCCGAACCTGGTCGGGATCACTGCCCTCAACACGGAGAATGCCGGCATGAGCTGGGACAAGATTGCCAAGGCCCTCGGCCTGGCGGACGGCGCGGGCGAGGAGGACATCCTGACCGCGATCGGCAAGATGGCGACCGCGACGGCCGCGCAATCGGCGCTGGCCGAAGTCGGGACCGCGCTCGGCGTCGCGAACGGCGACAGCGCGGCGATCGTCGCCGCGGCAAAGGCCGCGAAGGCCGGCGACACGGCGATGACCGCGCTGCAGGCAGAACTCAAGGACGTCAGCGCCAAGCTCGTGGCGCTGCAGACCGAGGGCGCGCGCGATCGTGCCGCGGCCTTCGTCGACGGCGCGATCAAGCGCGGCCACGTCGGAGTCAAGCCCCTGCGCGACCACTACATCGCGCGCCACATGGCCGATGCTGCCGCGGTCGAGAAGGAGATCGGCGCGATGCCGGTCATCGCCCCCGGCGCGCTGCCGGCCCCCGCAAAGGTCGGCGCGGACGGCGCGATCCTGTCGCTGAACGCCGAGCAGGCGCAGGTCGCGGCCGCGCTCGGCATCTCGCAGGCCGACTACCTGAAAACCCTCAACGCCGAGAAAGGGGTCCTCGCATGACCGTCCTGACCGCAGACCGGAACACCGCCGCCTGGCAGGGCGAGATGCGCGAGCAGCCGCTCGGCGCGGGCACCCGCATCTTCGCCGGGGCGCTTCTGATGCGCAACGCCGCGGGCTTCATCGTCAAGGGCGCGACCGCCACCGGCTGCGTCGGCGTCGGCGTGGCCGAACAGCCCGTCGACAACACCGCTGGCGCGAACGGCGCGCAGACGGTCCGCTATCGCCACGGCGTCACGGCGAGGTTCCGCAACTCCACCGCGGGCGACCTGATCGTCCAGGCCGACGTGGGCCTGCGCGCCTGGATCGTCGATGACGACCAGGTGGCGAAGACCAACGGCACCAACACCCGCAGCCCGGCCGGGATCATCGAGGCGGTCGACGCGCAAGGCGTCTGGGTCCGCTTCGACGAGCACCTGACGCGCGCCACCTGAGGAGACACCGATGATCATTTCCGCCGCCTCGCTCGACAACCTCCGCGTCGGCTTCAAGACCGAGTTCCAGAACGGCTACGGCCAGACGCCGTCGATGCGCGACCGGGTCGCGATGACGGTGCGATCGACCACCTTCGAGAGCCGCTACGGCTGGATGAAGGAGCTGCCCGGCATGCGCGAGTGGCTTGGCCCCCGTGTCGTGAACAACATGGCCGAGAACGCCTATTCGATCGTCAACCGGCACTTCGAGAACACCGTCGGCGTGGACCGAAACGACATCGAGGACGACAACCTCGGCCAGTACAGCACGCGCTTCCAGATGCTCGGCCGCACCGCAGCGGCGCTGCCCGAGCAGCTGGTCTGGGCGCTCCTGCGCAACGGCTTCACGACCAACTGCTTCGACGGCCAGTTCTTCTTCGACACCGATCACCCGATCCAGGACGAGAACGGCAACGACACCGTGTTCGCCAACACCGACGGCGGCGCGGGCACGCCCTGGTACCTGCTGTGCACCAACGGTCCGATCAAGCCGATCATCTACCAGGAACGGAAGGCGCCGGAGTTCGTCAGCAAGGACCGGCTCGAGGACGACAACGTCTTCGACCAGCGGATGTTCGTCTACGGCGTCGATATGCGCTGCAACGTGGGCTACGGCCTGCCGCAGATGGCCTGGGGCAGCCGGCAGACCCTGAACGCGGCCAACTACGCGATCGCCCGCGCCGCCATCCAGAACATGAAGGGCGACGGTGGCCGGCCTCTTGGCCTGATGCCGAACCTGCTCGTCGTGCCGCCGAGCCTGGAAAGCCAGGGCCGGCAGCTGCTGAACAGCGAGTACGGCACCGGCGGCGTGACCAACGAGTGGAAGGGCACGGCCGAGCTGCTCGTGGTGCCGTGGCTGCCGAACTGACCGGAGCGGTCTGTTTCCAAGGGGGGCGGCAGGTCCGCCCCCCGCGATAAGCAGACAGGAGCCCGCGATGAGCGAGACCGACGACACCACGAAGACCGATCCCGTGAAGGCCGACGCCAAGCCCGCCGCCAAGGCGAAGGCGGCGAGGATGATCCGCGTCGTCGGCCCGGCCGCCGGCCGCTGGCGGATCGGCCGCAAGTTCGGCCCCGAGGCGGTCGAGATCGCCGCGGCCGAACTGACCGAGGACGAGATCGCCGCGCTGAAGAACGACCCGATGCTGCTGGTGTCGGTGGGCTGAGAAGGGACCTTCAAAGCCCCGTTGAATGCCAGGCGAACGGGTCGATCGCGTAAGCCGGGCCGCACACCCGCATCGGGCAATCCGCCCACCCGGTGAAGACCCAAGTAGGCCGATCCGCCCGGCGCCAGGCGGACTGAACGTCGGAGGACGGGCGTGACAGCCGGGAGAGACCGGCACCCCTGTCGAGGACGAGATGCCCTACACCACCGCCCAAGCCGTCCAGGACCGGATCAGCCTGCCGATGCTGATCCTGCTGACCGACCGCGGCGCGGAGCCGACGGGACAGGTCGGCGCGGCGGTGCTGGCGCGGGCGCAGGCGGATGCCGACGCGGTGATCGACGGCTACCTGCGGGCGGGCGGCTACGAGGTGCCGCTGGCCGTGGCCTCGCCGATCGTCACCGACATCGCGCTGGCCCTGACCGTCTACAAGCTGCACGTCACCGAACCCGAGGCGAAGGTGAAGGCCGACTACCAGGACGCGATGAAGCAGCTGCGCGAGATCGCGGCGCGGACGCTGGTCCTGACCGATGCCGCGGGGGCAGAGCCTGCCGCGACGGACGGCTCGGGCGTCCAGACCGCCGACCGCGACCGGCCCTTCACCAACGAGAACCTGCGGGGCTTCGTCTGATGGACGTGACCCCGGTCATCGCCCGCCTGCGCGCGACGGTCCCGGCCCTGCGGTCCGTCGAGGGCGCGGTGGAGCTGGCCGCGCTGATGGCGTCGAAGCCGCAGGTGCAGGCCGGCGTGATCGCCCACGTCATCCCCTCGGGCCAGCGCGGCGGGGCGGCGGACGTGTCGGGCAGCGCCTTCATCCAGGACGTCGACCACGTGGTCAGCGTGATCCTGACCTTCGTGGCCCCCGGCGACCGCAGCGGCGCCCGGTCGGCCGACACCGTGGGTGCCACGGTCGAGGCGGTGATCGCGTCGCTCGCCGGCTGGGCGCCCGGCGACACGGTCGGGGTCTTCCGCCTGCTGCGGTCGGGCATCCAGCGGGCCGAGCCCGGCCTGATCGTCACCGCCACCGAGTTCGGCCTGGCCGACCAGCTGAGGATCGTCGCATGACGCGCAAGCCCGCCCCCCCATCCGCGCCCCCTGACGCGACCGCCCCGGCCGGCGAACCCGCTGCCGCGAACCCGCTGCCGACCACGGCCGGCGCCTGGCGGATCGAGGACGGCAAGCTCGTCCTCGAGGACCCGCCCACGAAACCCGCGCCGCTGCCCGGCGCAGAGGAGGTCTGATCCATGCCGCTCTACTGGCGCAACAAGGTCCTGCTGGCCAAGATCGAGGCCACCTACGGCACCGACAGCACCCCGGTCGGCACGACCGACGCGATCCTTGCCACCGACTTCACCATCATGCCGATGGAAGGCGAGGACGTCAGCCGCGACCTCGACACCAACTTCATCGGCGGCCAGCCGACGATCCCGGCGGGCCTGTTCCGCAAGATCAGGTTCAAGGTCGAGCTCGAGCCATCGGGCACCGCCGGCACGGCCCCCGCCTGGGGCGTTCTGATGCGCGGCTGCGGGATCAGCCAGACCGTCGTCGCCGTCACCTCGGTGACCTACGCGCCGGTCGCGCTGCCGGTCGACAGCCTGACGATCTGGTTCCAGGTCGGGCTGACGCGCTACCGGTTCGCCGGCGCGCGCGGCACGGTCGTGATGCGCTTCAGCGCGAGCGGGATCCCGTATCTCGAGTTCGAGTTCACGGGCCTCTACATCACCCCGGCCGAGGCGACGTCGATCACGCCCACGCTGACCGGCTTCCGCACGCCCCGCGTGGTCAGCCGGGCCAACACGCCGACCTTCACGCTGAACGCCGTGTCGGTGCCGATGCGGTCCTTCGCGCTCGACGTCGGCAACCAGGTGGAGCCGCGGTTCCTCGTGAACCTCGAGGAGATCATCATCACCGACCGCAAGGACATGGTCGAGACGACGATCGAGGCCGTGCCGCTGACCACGCTCAACCCCTTCGCGCTGGCCGAGGCCTCGACCGGCGTCGCCGCGAGCCTCGTGCACGGCACCGGCGCGGGGCGGATCGCCACGCTGTCGATCCCGACCTTGCAGCTGATGCGGCCCGCGGGCCTCGAACAGCAGCAGGGCGTCGTGGAATGGCCGCTGCGGGGCGTCGCGCTCGGCACGACCGGCGCGAACCAGTGGACGCTTGCCCTGACCTGAGGACCAGATGCTGAAGATCACCCCCCGCCCCCGCTTCACCCACAAGGTCACGGCCCAGGTTCCCGTCGACGGCGGTTTCGTCCGCGAGGAGTTCCGCGCGACCTTCCAGCTGGCCGCGAACGCCGAGGCCGACCTCGCCTCCGACGCGATGAAGGAGGCCTTCCTGCGCGACATCGTGGTCGAGCTGCACGACCTGACCGACGAAGGCGGCGCCGAGGTGCCCTGGTCGGACGCGGCGCGCGACGCGGCCTTCGCACTGCCCTGGGTGCGGCTGGCGCTCCTGAAGGCGTACTTCGAGGCGATCGTGGGGGTGCGCGCGGGAAACTGATCTGGGCCGGGCGCGCCTGGGCCACGGGCACGCTCTTCGTCAGGCCCGGCACCCGCGACGCGCTGGCCGAGGACGCCGAGGTCTGGGGGATCGACCCCGCGATGCTCGCCCCGCCGCCCGAGGAAGAGGGTGTCTGGCCCGAGAACGTCGCGGCGGTGGAGGCCTTCCTCGCCGGCGCGACACAGTGGCGGCGGGTCGGGCTGCCGGACGGGTCGGTCCAGACGACCGGCCTTGACTACGGGGGCGTGCGGGCGGCGCTCGACGCGCTCGGCATCGCGGTCACGGCGGGGCTGTGGGGCGACCTGCAGCTGATCGAAAGCGGCGCACTGGCCGCGTTGAACGGGAAATGAGATGTCGCTGACACTGGCCGCACGGATGACCTTCGACGGTGCGAAAGCCCGCCAGGACATCCGCGCGGCCACGACCGAGACCAGGGGGCTGGCGGCGGCCACGAGCGAGGCCGGGTCCGAGGCGACCCGCGCGGGCACGCAGCTGGCGGGCTATGACGCGAACCTCGCCCGGGTCGAGGCGCAGCTGCGCGGCGTCACCTCGGCGCAGGGCGCGCAGGCGGCGGCGGCGCGGGCGGCCGCGGCCGGGAACAACATCGCGGCCGGGTCGATCGGCAACATGGCCGCGCAGTTCAACGACATCGGCGTGATGCTGGCCGCCGGGCAGAACCCGCTGCAGCTGGCGATCCAACAGGGCACGCAGATCAGCCAGGTCCTCGGCGGGCAAGGAGCGGCGGGGGCGGTCAACCTCCTGAAGCAGGGCTTCTTGTCCCTGATCAGCCCGGTGAACCTGATCACCATCGGCGTCATCGCCTTCGGGGCGGCGGCCGTGCAGTGGCTGATGGGCGCGGCCGAGGCGGGCGACAGCGCCGAAGAGGCGATGGAGCGGCTGTCGGAGGCCATGCGGGATTATGGCGCGGCTGCGGACATCCTCGGCGCCGACATCGACGAGTTGCGCGCGAAGTACGGTGCCCTGGCGGACGAGGTGCAGCGGGCGGCGGAGCAAGTTGCCCGGAACGCGATCCAGCGCGCGAGGGCCGATCTTGACGCGGTCGCGGGCGACATGCGGGCCACGATCACGGGGATCGTCCGGGATGCGGAGATCGCCAGCCAGCGGTTGGGGCAGGCGTCGGCGCTGCGAGCCGGTGCCGGGCAAGACAGCGCAGCCGCGCAGGCGGCTGAGGAACAGGCCGTCATCTTTTCACAGATGGCCCGGGCCGCCGCCGAAGAGCTAGGCCTCACGATCGCGCAGGTCCGTGCCCTCGACGCAGCCTTTGCCAGTCTTTCGGCCGCGAAGACGATGGAGGAGATTGCCGTCAATGCCACGAGCGCACTCGCCGTCCTGGACGGCCTGACCGACACGGCCGGGTTCCTGCCGGCCCCACTTGCCGCAGCCTACGACGAGATCACCAAGATGCGCGACAACGCCGCGCTGTTCGAGGCCAAGGTCAACGGTGCAACGACATCGGCGCGGCAATTGCAGCAGACGTCAGCGTCGATCGCTGAGACCATTGCACGCGCAGCCGGCGTCGATCTGGCCGGCGTCTTCGCGCGGGCCCAAGGCTCGGCCGCCGGCCTTTTCGGTATTGCCGATCGGCTGGTCGGACGGATGCAGCAGGTCGCCCGGATGGCGCAGCAGGTTGGCCGTGGCAACGTCCTGGTTGGCGATGCCGGCGTCTTTGCCCAAGGCACCTTTCAGGACGGCGGAATGGACGCGGCGCGGCGCGGGGTCATGAACGATCGCCCGTCGCCTTTCGGCCGGCCTGGCAGCGGGGCGGCCGGCGTCCGGGTCTCGTCCTCCGACGGCGGCGGCGGGGGCGGCGGCGGGGGCGGTGCCTCGGCGGCGGATGCCGAGGCGGGGGCGATCCAGCGGCTGATCACCGCCCAGGAGCGGGAGCTGGAGCTTCTGCGCGAGACCGATCCCCTGAAGGCCGAGCTGATCCGCCAGCGCGAGACGCTGGCCGGGGCGAGCGAGGCCGAGCGGGCGCAGATCGAGGCGCTGATCGAGACCCGGATGCGCGAGGAGCGCCAGCTGGCCGCCAACAAGCAGATGACCGACTGGCTGAACCAGTCGACGATGAACTGGCTCGGCATGCTGGCCGACCGCGGCACCAAGGCGAGCGACGTCCTGCGATCGATGCTGCAGACGCTGATCCAGGCCGCGCAGCAGGCCTTCGTGATGGGCCAGGGGCCGCTGGCCGGCATCCTGAACATCTCGGGCGGTCTCTTCAGCGGCGGCGGTGCGGCAGGCGGCGGCGGGGGAACCGGTTCGCTCGGCCTGCCCGCGCCCTTCGGCAAGCGCGCCCCGGCCGGGGCCTTGCGCGCGATGATCGACGCGGGCGCGAAGGTCCCGGCCTTCGCCGCGGGCACCGCCGCTGACGGAAAGGTCGCCGGCGGGGCTGCGTCGGTCCTGCGGGTCGAACTGTCCGAGGGGCTACGCGCGCGCCTGCTCGAGGAGGCCGCGCAGCAGACCGTGGAGATCGTCCAGCAGGCGCTGCGCCGCTACGACGCGACCGTCCTGCCGCAGTCGGTCGGCCGCGTGTCGCGCGACGGGAGGCGGGTCGGATGAGCGTCTTCACCTTCCCGCTCTTCCGGTCGCAGTTCATGAGCGTCCTGCCGGTCAGCGAGGCGGTCTTCGACCTGGGCGAGGCGATGCAGGTCGACGAGACCGCCGGCGGCGAGCTGCTGATGGCAAGCCTCGGGACCCGGCTCTGGGAGGGCGAGGTGCGGCTGGGCAAGATGGGCCCGGCCGAATGGGCGCAGATCGAGCCGATGATCGACCTTCTGCGCGAACCCGGCCGGTCCTTCCAGTGCTTCGACACGCGCCGGCCCTTTCCGTCCTCCGACCCGACAGGCAGCGTCATTGCCGCGGCGAGCCCGGTGATCGGCACCGTCTCGGGCGACTTCCGCGAGATCAGCCTGACGGCGCTGCCCGCCAACTACCTGCTGCGGCGGGGCGATTACCTGTCCTTCACCTACGGATCGAACCCGGCCCGGCGCGCGCTGCACCGGATCATGGAGTCCGTGACCGCCACCGCCGGGGGCGCGAGCGGGCTTTTCGAGGTGATCCCGGCGGTGCGGCCGGGCTGGGCGAGCGGCGCTGCGGTCGAGCTGAGCCGCGCCTGGTGCAAGGCCGTGGTCCTGCCCGGGTCGGTCGACAAGGGCAGCTTCCGGCGCGGCATCGCCGAAGGCGCGGGCTTTCGCTGGAAACAGAGCCTGAGGGTCTGATGCGCAGCCTGACCGCCCCCGAGCTTGCCTACATCGAGGCCGACGACGGCCGCGTCGCGCATGCGCTGATCTGGATCACGGCCCGGAACCGGTCGACCGGCCTGCCCGAGACGATGGGCCTCTGGACCGGCGAGGACCACGCGACCTTCGTCATCGACGGCTCGCCCCGGCTCTACTTCGGCGCGGGCACGGTGGTCGAGATCGACGACCTGACCTACGCGGCGGGCCTGACGGTGCAGATGCAGACGGCACGGCTGTCGGTCCTGACGCCCGAGGTCGACCAGCTCCTGCGCGGCTACGATGCACGCCTCGCCCCCGTCGAAATCCACCGGGCGCTGTTCTACGCAGGCTCCGGTGCGCTCGTCGCCGATCCGCAGCGGCTGTTCCGCGGCCGCATCGAGGAGCAGCCGATCGCCACCCCGGTGAAGGGCGGGCCGACCTCGGTGCAGATCAGGATGGCCTCGTCGGTGCGCGAGCTGACCCGCACGCTGACCCTGATGAAATCCGACGCCGCGCTGCGGGCGCGGGCGCCCGGCGACCGGTTCCGGCAGTACAACACCGTCTCGGGCGCGGTCGACACCGCCTGGGGCGAAAGCACGGGACGGACGGGCGGCAGCAGCGGCGGCGGCAGCGACCGGCCGCCCGACGTCGACTGGGCCGACCCGACGGACAGCCGATGATCCCGCCGCGCACCCCCGACTGGCAGGCGAGGCTGACCGGCTATCTGGCCGCCGCGGCGCGCGCGCGCTTTGCGCCGGGGCGGATGGACTGCGCGCTCTTCGCGGCAGGCGCGGTCGAGGCCATGACGGGCGTCGATCCGGCGGCGGCCTGGCGCGGGCGGTACCGGAGCCTTGCGGGCGGCAGCCGGCTTCTGGCCAAGGCCGGGCATCCGCACCCCGAGAGCCTGGTCGCCACGCTGTTCGCCGCGACCTGTCCGGCGTCGGCCCTGCCGGGAGACCTCGCCGCGGTCGGGACGGCCGAGGGCCCCGCGCTCGGCGTCGTGCAGGGCGCCTTCGTCTATGTCCGGCGTCCCGACGGGCTCGGCCTCGTGCCGCTGCCCGACGCGCTTCGTGCCTGGCGGGTGCCCTGATGCCTGCCATCGCCGCCGCGATCTCTGCCGCCGCCAGCGCCTTCGCCGCGACCGCCGTCGGCACGTTCCTGACGCAGAACTTCTTCGGCCGGCTGCTCGTCTCGGTCGCGCTGTCGGCCCTGCAGCGGGCGCTGACACCGAAGCCGCGCGCGCCCGGCATCCGCGTCGGCAACACGCTGACGGGCGGCACGCAGCCCGCGAGCTTCATCCTCGGCCGGTTCGCGACGGCCGGCGTCGCGGTCTGCCCGGCGATGTCGCACGGCAAGGTCGGCAAGACGCCGAACGCCTACCTGACCTACGTGATCGAGCTGGGCGACATCCCCGGCATGACGCTCGACGAGGTGATCTGCGACGGCGAGGTCGTGACCTTCGGCGGCACGCCCGAGCCCGACTACGGCATGCGGGCGCAGGGGCCGTTCACCGACTACCTTTTCGTCAAGTACTACGACGGCACGCAGACGGCCGCCGACCCGATGCTCCTGTCGCGCTACGGCAGCTACCCCGAGCGGCCCTGGACGTCGGACATGGTCGGCACCGGCATCTGCTACGTGATCGTCACGATGCGCTACAATCGCGAGCTCTTTCAGGGCTTCCCGAAGCTGCGCTTCGTCCTGGGCGGCATCCCGCTCTACGACCCGCGGAAGGACAGCACGAACGGCGGGGCGGGGCCGCACCGCTGGGCGAACCGCGCCACCTGGGAGCCGTCGTCGAACCCGGTCGTGCAGGTCTACAACATCGCCCGCGGGGTCACGGTCGCGCCCGGCCAGGTCTGGGGCGGCAGCTACGCCGCGGCCGACGTGCCCTCGGCCGTCTGGATCGCCGAGGCGAACAAGGCCGACCAGCTGGTGACCTTGCAGGCGGGCGGCAGCGAGCCGCGCTACCGGACCGCCTTCGAGGTGCTGACGAGCGACGAGCCCGCGTCGGTCATCGAGGAACTTCTGAAGGGCTGCGCGGGCGCGATCGCGGACATCGGCGGCGTCCTGAAGCTGCGCGTCGGCGGGCCGGGCCTGCCGGTCTTCTTCTTCGACGATGCCGACACGCTGGTCACGAAAGGCGCGGAGTTCGACCCGCATCCGGGCTTCGACCGGACCTTCAACGGCGTCACGGCCACCTATCCCGATCCGGAGAGCCTGTGGGAGCCGGCGGAGGCGCCGCCCCGCACCAACGCCACCTGGGAGGCCGAGGACGGCGGCCGGCGGCTGGTCGCGAGCCTGCAGTTCGACGCGGTGCCCCACAAGGTGCAGGTCCAGCGCCTGATGCGCGCCTACATCCGCGACGAGCGCCGCTTCCGCCGCCACGCCGTGCCGCTGGGACCGCGCGCGATCGTGGTCGAGCCGCTCGACACCGTCAGCTGGACCTCGCCGGCCAACGGCTATGTCGCCAAGGCCTTCGAGGTCGGGTCGGTGACCGAGCCGGTCCGGACGCTCCTGCCGATGCTGGCGCTGCGCGAGAGCGACCCGTCCGACTATGACTGGACGGCCTCCGACGAGCTGCCCTCGGCCGTCGGCCGACCCCGGCGCGTGCGGCCGCCGGCGCAGACGGTGCCGTCCTTCGCCGTCAGCGGCATCCTGATCGAGGACGCCGACGACAACGGCCGCCAGCCCGCGCTACGGCTGACCTGGGACGGAAGCGAGCTCGACGGGGTCGAGGGCATCGCCTGGCAGGTCCGCATCGCCGGCAAGACGGCCGTCGCGCTGAGCGGGTCGACCACCCGGGTCGAGGACGGCGCGCGCAATGTCAGCGCGGGCGTCCTGCCCTGGGCGGATTACCAGGTCCGGGCGCGGCTGGTGGCGCGCTGGGCCACGACCTGGACGGCCTGGCTGCCCGCCTCGACGCTGGGGGTGGCCGAGGCCGATCCGTCGAACCTCTTTCCCGACTATGACCTGCAGCGCGCGGGCATCTGGACGCCAAGCGCCCTGGACGCGCCGGCCCAGTTCGCCGGGACCGACATCGACGAATGCGGCCTCAGGCTTGTCCGCATCCTGCCGCAGGCGGGCACCGGCGCCCTGCAGAGCACCTGGTTCCGCTGCCAGCCCGTCGCGCATTACGAGGCGAGCGTGATGGCCTCGATGTCCTCGGGCGTGGCCGGGGGCGGGACGGCCGTCGCCCTGGTCGAGTTCGGGCAGGCCGATGCCGCGGGCGTCATCACGATGACCCGCAGCCTGACGATCGGCTCGCGGACGGACAGCGCAAGCACGGTCCGGCACGAGCTGAACATCCTGACCGGCAAGGAGGAGAAGTGGTTCCGCTTCCGCCTGCGCAGGATTGGCGGCGGGACCGAGAACGCCCGCTTCGGCGGGCCGCGGCTGGCCCGGCGCGCGGCGCGCAACCTGATCGTCGACGGCGAGGTGACGGGCCCCAAGATGGCCGCCTCGGGCATCATCACCGCGACGGCGCAACTGGACGACGGCGTCGTCACGAACACCAAGATCAGCGGCGCGATCCAGTCGGACAACTGGGTCGCGGGCTCTGTCGGCTGGCGGATCGCCAAGGGCGGCAGCGCCGAGTTCAACAACCTGATCGTGCGCGGCTGGCTGCAGGTCGGCGCGGTCAGCGACATCCTTCAGGAGGCGGCGACCGGGCCGTTTTTTGCGCCGGACACCTACACGATCCGGGCCACGCTCGACCTCGGGGCGACAGACCGCGGGTCGATCTACCAGCGCGGTGTCGTCTTCGAGGCCCGCGCCACCGGGGCCCAGACCCTGATCGTCACGCTGCAGCGGCGCAGCCGCGAGCTCGGCGGGGCCTTCACGGCCTGGGAGACGATCGAGACCTGGAACGTCACCGCTGCGGCGTGGGGGGTCTACGCCGACAGCGGGACCTTGGCCGGCTTCTACGACGACTTCGAGTACCGGCTGGGTACGCAGGTGACGGGCGGCGTTGGCGCCTATGCTGCCGTCCAGGTGATCCGGAACATCCGCCTTACAGCCGTTCTGGTGACGCGATGAAGTACTTCGTCCGCCTTGACGCAAGCGGCCTGCCGTCCGGCTGGGGCATTCGCCCGGCACACCTGCCCGAGGGGACGGTCGAGGTCGACGCGGCCGTCTACGTCCTGCTGCCCGGTGTCTGGTTCGACGGCACGGCCTGGCAGGCCCGTCCGACCGTGGCCGCGCACGCCCTGACGGCCGAGGGCGTGGCGATCGCCGGCCTGCCGGCCTCGGCGACCGTCACGGTCGAGGACGGCGAGACCGGCCAGGTCCTGGCCACGACCGGGCCCGCGCCGGACGGCAGCCTGGACGTCGCGCTGCCCGATCCCGGCCCCTACGAGATCACGGTGACGGCGCCGGCGCCCTGGCTGCCCTGGACGCTGCGGGTGGTGCGATGATCACCGTCCGCCGCGATCCCGCAGCACGCGCGGCCCGCGATGCCGCCCGGTTCGCTGCGGCGCAGGCTGCCGCCAGGGACCGGATCAACCGGCTGGCCGGCGAGGCCCGGCGCCCCTTCATCACCGACATCGCCGGCCAGGAGATGATCTATCTCGGCAAGGAAGCCGAGGCGCGGGCGTATCTGGCCGATCCCGCGCCGGACCCCGCGGATTACCCGATGCTGATGGCCGAGGTCGGCCTGACGGCCGCGACGCCGGGGCAGCTCGCGCAGCTCTGGCTGCAGATGGGCGCGATCTGGCGGCAGGTCGCGGCGGCGATCGAGGGCGCGCGGATGACGGCGCTGATCGCCGTCGATGCGGCCGCCACGGAAAGCGCGATCGATGCGGCGGTCACTGGGATGACCGCTTCGATGGAGGCCTTGAACCCATGATGAAACTCGCCTTCTACACCGGCCCCGGCGACTGGACCGACCGGCTGATCCGCACCGCCACGCGGTCGCGCTACAGCCATGTCGAGCTGTTCGAGGAGGCCGAGACCACGGCCGAGGGCGCGCTCTGCGTCAGCGCGTCGAAGCGCGACGGGGGCGTGCGGGTCAAGCGGATCGGGCTGAGGGCCGGCCACTGGGACATCCTGCCGGTCGGCGCCTGGGCGCCGCGCGGGGCCTTCGCGACCGCCGCCCGCCATGCCGGCGCGCGCTACGACCTTCTCGGCGCGGTCTTCTCGCCCTGGTTCACGCCGGGCTTCAACGGCCCCTTGAAGTGGTTCTGCAGCGAGCTTCTGGCCTACGCGCTCGGCTTTCCCAAGCCGCACACGATCAGCCCCGGCGACCTCTGGGACGGGGTGACTTTCGTCAACCGCGAGGTCCGCGCATGAGCCAGTTCCGCATCAAGCAGGGCGAGACCTTCCTTGCCGCCTACGACCACGGGCAGCCGCTGACGGGCGTGACGGTCAGCTCGTCCGTCCGCTGCGGGGCCGAGGTCTTCGAGTTGACCTTCACGGTCACCGACGCGGCCGCGGGGACCGGCACGCTCTCGGCCGCGACGGGCGCCTGGCCGGTCGGCCACTACCTCTGGGACGTGAAATCCGTCGCGGGCGGCGTCACCTCCTACAGCGACGAGACGCTGCGCTTCGAGGTCGTGCCGGCGGTGACGCCGTGACGTCCCTGACGGTCGAGCGCCGGTCCGTCCGCCTGACCGTCGCAGGCGCGCAGATCACCCTGACGCGCGAGGCGCGGCCGGTGGCGCTGGCGGTCGGCGGCGGGGTCACGGTCACGGGCGGCGCGGCCGGCGAGGTCGCCTGGCCGGACATCACCGGCAAGCCCGCGACCTTCCCGCCCGACCTGACGGCGCACCTGGGCGCGGCCGACCCGCATCCGCAGTACCTGACGGCCGCCGAAGGGACCGCGGCCTTCGCCACGGCCGCCGAGGGCGCGCTGGCCGGAACCGCGCTGCAGCCCGGCGCGCAGATCCCCTGGACGGACGTGACCGGCAAGCCCGCGACCTTCCCGCCCGACCTGACCGCGCACCTCGGCGCGGCCGATCCGCATCCGCAGTACCTGACGGCGGCGGAAGGCAGCGCGGCCTTCGCCACGGCCGCGCAGGGCGCGTTGGCCGGCACGGCTCTGCAGCCCGGCGCGCAGATCCCCTGGACGGACGTGACGGGCCGGCCCGCGACCTTCCCGCCCGACCTGACCGCGCACCTCGGCGCGGCCGACCCGCATCCGCAGTACCTGACGACGGCGGAGGGCACTGCGGCCTTTGCGGCCCTCGGTCACGGCCACGCGGCGGCGACCGGGGCGGCGGCAGGCTTCATGGCGGCGGCCGACAAGGCCAAGCTCGACGGGATCGCCACGGGCGCCACCGCCAATGCCGCCGACGCCGCCCTGCGCGACCGGGCGACGCACACGGGCACACAAGCCGCCAGCACGATCAGCGATTTCGGCGAGGCCGTGGACGACCGCGTCGCGGCACTGCTGGTGGCGGGGGCGGGCGTGAGCCTGACCTACGACGACAGCGCAGGGACGCTGGCCGTTGCGGCGACGGGCGGTGGCGGTGGGGACGGCTTCCCCCTCGGCCTCTACAGCGACGGCTCGGACGGCGACGTCACGATCAGCTCGGGCACGACCACGCTGACGCGGGACATGAGCTACAACACCCTGACGATCAGCGGGTCTGGGGTCCTGAACACGGCGGGCTTTCGGGTCTTCGTCAAGGACACCCTCGACATCTCGGCGGCAGGGGCTGGTGCGATCCACTGCAACGGGGCAATCGGCAACAACGGCGGCGTAACTGGGACCGGTGGTGGGGCTGCAGCAAGCGCCCAGAGCAGCATCATCAACATCACCACCAGAAATGCCGGTGGTGCAGGTGGAACGGCGGCGGGCACCGCCGGACCAACTTTGGGAAGCATCACGCTTCTGGTTTCGGGCGGAATGGGCGTTGGCGGGTCAGGCGGGGCCGGGTCGAGCGGAGGCGGCGGCCCAGGCAGTTCCCAAGTCGCCGCCGCGACAATCACCACCAGCTTCCGGCGTTATATCCACGACTTCATCGGCATCGTGAACGGTGTCATGAACTGCTACACCAACGGCCGGAGTTGCAGCGGTGGCGGCGGCGGTGGCGACGGAACGGCGGGCGGTGGTGGCGGTTCCGGCGGTGCCCCCGGCAACGGGATGGCCATCTACGCGAGGCGCATCCAGCGGGGCACGAACACCACGGCGGCGATCATCCAGGCGCGCGGCGGGCCCGGAGGAAACGGCGGCAGCCCGGCGGCCGGAAACCGGGGGGGTGGCGGCGGCGGCTCCGGCGGCGGCGGCGGCATGGTCTACATCTGCCACAACGAGCTTCTCGGAACCGAGATCGCGGATGCCATCGACGTGAGCGGCGGTGCCGGCGGCAACGGCGGCAATGGTTCCGGCACCGGCATCGGCGGACAGGGCGGAGGCCGGGGCGGCGGCGGCCGCGTCGTGATCTTCAACCTGCTGACCGGCGCCACGTCCAAGCTCGACCCCGTCAGCGGCGCCGCCGGCGGCGCGGCCTCCGGCGCGACGGGCGGCACCGGCGCGGCGCAGGTCATCGCGCGCTTCGCGCTGTAGCAGGATGGCCGGACGGCGCGCGTTGGACCGCGCCGCCCGGCAAGGGGCACCGTTGCAGGGCCACCCCCCGACCCGATCAGGTTCAAGGCCGCATCCCGCGGCTATCTGGACCGAAACTGATGAAGACATTGTTCACGACCACAGCCCCCGTGCAGCCCGTCGCCCCCTGGCTCGGCGGCAAGCGCAACCTCGCCCGGCGCATCTGCGCCATCCTCGACGCCACGCCCTGCACGACCTATGCCGAGCCCTTCGTCGGCATGGGCGGGGTCTTCCTGCGCCGCAGCGCGCGGCCGGCCTGCGAGGTGATCAACGACCGCGGCCGCGACGTGGCGAACCTGTTCCGGATCCTGCAGCGGCACTATCCGCAGTTCCTGGACGTGCTGCGGTTCCAGCTGACGACGCGGGCCGAGTTCAACCGCCTGGTCGCGACGCCCCCCGACACGCTGACCGACCTCGAGCGCGCGGCGCGGTTTCTGTACCTCCAGCGCACGGCCTTTGGCGGCAAGGTGTCGGGCCGCAATTTCGGCGTGGCGACCGACCGGCCGGCGCGGTTCAACCTGACGACGCTCGAGCCGATGCTCGAGGATCTTCACAGCCGCCTGTCGGGCGTGGTGATCGAATGCCTGGACTGGGCCGACTTCATCCCGCGCTATGACCGGCCAGGCACGCTCTTCTACCTCGACCCGCCGTACTGGGGCTGCGAGGGCGACTACGGCCCGATCTTCACGCGGGCGGATTTCGCGCGGATGGCCGACGTGCTGGGGGCGCTGAAGGGCCGGTTCCTGCTGAGCCTGAACGACCGGCCCGAGGTGCGCGAGGTCTTCGGCCGGTTCCGGATGGTCGAGGTCGAGACGACCTACACGATCGGCACGGGGACGGAGAAGGTCAGGCGGGGGGAGCTGCTGATCGGGAACTGGGGGTGGGTGTGAATGGTGTGTTTTCGCCACGACGCGACGGAAACCCCGGAGACCCTTAGGATTTCGGAAGGGAGTTTATGCCAGTCGGTGTAAAAGGACGCGCCGCCTGGGGGGATGCGGGAGGCAAGGATGAACAGGCTTTTCTTCGGCGACAACCTTGACGTCCTTCAGCGGCTCGGCAGCGAGACTGTCGACCTGATCTACCTTGATCCGCCCTTCAACTCGAAGGCCAGCTACAACGTCATCTTTGGGACCAAGCGCGCCGGGCCTTCGCAGGCACAGTCGCACGCCTTCGAGGACATGTGGACCTGGGGTCCTGACGCACGACGGGCAATGGAGGGTGTGGCGCAGCGCGACATCGCGGCTGGCCAGCTTCTCGACGCGTTCTTCAAGGTCTTCCGCGAGAGCGCGGTCATGGCCTATCTTGCCATCATGGCCGTCAGGCTGGTCGAAATGCGCAGGGTCCTGAAGGGAACGGGCTCGCTCTACCTGCACTGCGATCCGGCGGCGAGCCACTACCTGAAGGTCTTGCTGGACACGATCCTCGATCCAAGCGCCTTCCGGAGCGAGATCATCTGGAAGCGATCGGGCGCGCACAGCGACACCAAACAGGGTAAGAAGAACCACGGGCACGTGCACGATACGATCCTGTTCTACACGAAAGGAAAGACCTGGACGTGGAACGAGGTCTTCACCCCGTACAATGAAGGCTACACCGGACGGGATTATGCCCTCGTCGACGATGACAGCGGACGGCGGTTCCGGCGCGGTGATCTGACGGCCGCCAAGGGCGGTGGAGACACCTCATACGACTGGCGCGTCAAGAAGCCTGCGGGCGAGAAGGTCCGCTGGCAAGCGGACCTGGAAGATGAGTTTCTGTCCCCCCGTGAGGGTTGGGAGTACCGGGCCGTCCGCCCGTATGCCTATCGTTTCTGGGCCTACTCGAAGTCCAACATGCGGCAGTTTGCGCAGGAAGGCCGCCTGCGGCACACATACGACGGCATGCCCGAGTACAAGCGGTTTCTGGACGAGATGAAGGGCGTCCCGCTGCAGGACGTCTGGACGGATATCCAGCCGCTGACGGCGGGCGCGGCCGAGCGTCTCGGGTATTCGACGCAGAAGCCGCTCGCACTTCTGAAGCGGATCATCGCAACGTCATCGAACCCGGGCGACGTCGTTCTTGACCCGTTTTGCGGATGCGGGACAACGGTTGAGGCTGCCCAGGAGCTCGGTCGAAAGTGGATCGGGATCGACATCACCTATCTGGCGATCCACGTGATCGAGACCCGGATGAAGCGGAAGTTCGGGGATGCCATCAGCGGTCAGTATCAACTGCTCGGCAAGCCGCAGGACACCGAATCCGCAACAGCGCTTGCCGCTCGCGACTGGCTGGAGTTCCAGAAGTGGGCTGTCTTCACGCTTGGGGGTGTCCCGAACGTCAAGCCAGGTGCAGACAGGGGGATCGACGGGGTCATCCGGTACCATCGGCCCGGAAGTGAAGCGGCTTATCGCGCAATCGTGTCCGTCAAAGGCGGCACGAATGTTGGCGTGGATGCAGTCCATAAGCTTAAATCGGTGGTGGAACGTGAGGGCGCCGAAGCGGGCATCCTTGTATGCCTCGGTGAGCCGACGCGGGCCATGCGGAATGAGGCACTTTCAGCCGGCGAGATAGGGCCGCCGAAGCTTCGCACTCCGAAACTACAGATAATCGACGTCGCCCGGCTTTTCGCGGAATATCCGTTGAAGCTCCCCGGCACGGTTGATCCGCCGGAAGCCTCACCAACTCCAATGCAGGCGCGATCTGGAAGGGGTCGCAAGCGCATCGAGGGTCAGACCGAGATGCTCTTGCCAATTGAGGGTAAGGTCGCCAGGGACGAAGCTCCTTCAAAGACGCGACCCATCCGGACTGTCGACATTGACGTTATCCCGAGAGGCCGGCTGGCCAAGTAATCCATCGCAAATCGGCCGGCGAGGAAGGAAGATGGCGCTGCTTCACGCAGCGCGCGGCAGATTGGGGATTGCGGAATGGTTGAGTTCGACCTCTTCAAGGGCGACGACATTCCCGAAGCGTCCGCAGACCGGCGTCAAGCTCTGAAAGAACAGGACCGTGCCCACGACCTTCTATCCCGCGATCCTGCACCCCGCCGCCGCCTACGCCGCCGACCCGCGCGCGAAAGTCATCGCCGCCGTCCGCCTGAACGAATTGCGCGAGGCCTGGCTGAACCCGCCCGACCTCGTCACCCGCGTCCCCGAGGTCGTCCCCGGCTACCCCGACCGCCTGCTGCCCATCGACGACCACGCCGCGGCCGAGCTGAAGAAGCGCACCCTGACGAACCTCTACAACACCCGCCCCGCCTGGCTGACCCACGCCCACGCCTCCCTCGACCAGGCCGTGGCCGACACCTACGGCTGGGGCGAGGACTGGCGGCGCGGCATGACCGACGACGAGATGCTGGCGCGGCTGTTCCGGCTGAACCAGGAGAGGGCGGGGAAGGGTGTCGCTAAAGGTGAATGACCGAAGCGGTAAGCGTCGGGTTGCGCGACGTGCTGATCGGATCGGTCGGGTGACGGAGGGTCGGCGTACCCCTCATGCACTAGCGGTCGGGCGAACCCGAGCGGTGTAATGGAAGCCGGTTTCCATCGTCGCCACCCGGTGAAGGAGATAGCCGTGATCACCGTCGACCTCAAGAACACCGGATCACACTGGGCGGCCAGCCGGCGAAACCTCCGTCGCGGCGTCGGTCTGAAGCCGGGGTTGAAACGGGCCTTCAACGCCGGTTCAAGGGCGCCCCAGCGAAAACCGCACTGATGCCAACTCTGATGTCCCGCCGTGCAGACTCTGGTGTCCGGCTACATCCGGCCCCGGCTTCCGGCTGGCGGGCGCGGTCATGCTGGACTGCCGGCCGCTGGTCCCGGTGGCCTTTCCCGGCGACGTGGCCGTGCGGGCCGAGGGCGTGACGGCGCCA